AACGAGGGGCTAATGCGCAAGTACGGCCCCGATGGTACAGATTATTATAGAATGGCGAGAGTATCGTAATGGACCCAGCAACCGCAGCAGCAGTAGGTGGCGCAGTTCTTAGCTTCAAGGGCAATATGCAAGCCTCCAAACAAGCAAGGCGCATAGGCGAGTACAACGCTCAAGTTGCAGAGAATGAGCGTGTGCTATTGCTACAGCGCAAAGCGGCAGAAGAAGCAGCAATTCGGCGCAATTCTAACAGATTGCAAGCAACTCAGCGTGTTGCAACAGCAGCTTCTGGGATAGAGATGTCTGGCAGCGCACTAGAAGCGTTGCGTGATGCAAAATTCAGTACAGAGGTTGATGCTCTCAAAATACAATATGCAGGAGATATTGAGGCAACTCAAAAAGAAGCAGAAGCGGCAATGAGTAGAGCTACTGGTCGCGCTCAATCTGCTGCTTACAGGACAGCGGCAATAGGTAGTATTCTGTCGGGTGCCTCGTCAGCCAGCCAGTATCAACAGCAACAAGACATGTTTGCTTTACAGCAACAATACTATGAGAGAGAGGTTGCGAGGTAGATATGCCTAAGATTCCACTATATGCACAAGGCGCTGGCTCTGTTGTTCAGACCCCTGTGGGGCAGCTTGGACCTCGCGCATCATCAGGTGCGTTTACAGCTCCAGCGCAAGCCTTGATTGGCTTGGGGCAACAAATAGGCAAGGCTGGCATGGCTTATGCTGAGAACAAACAGCGGTTTGAAGCGCAAAAGGCCAAGATTGATTTTGATTTTGCTATGGCTGAAAAGGAAGCCGAGGACCGGCGTATCGTTGCAGAAGAGGCAGAGGCTGCTGTTGTTGCGACATCTTCGTTTTTAGAAAACAACCAAGACACTGACACTACGACATTCAATCAAAACTTTGACTCACATCAAGAAGCCTTGCTTCAAGGCTTGCAGTCCAAGGGCTATACCAAGCGCAGAATGGACTTGGTAACTAACAGCATCAAGAATAGCATCCGGTCACAACGCTCAACTGGTGCCAATAACGCATTTGACAGAGGTCAGTTCGCTAGGAAGACAGCGGCAGATACAACAATACAGACAGCAATACAGCAAGCTGCATTGTATCCAGAGATGCACCCTGAAAGAGTGCGGCTTGAAAATGTTATTGAAGATACATTTGTTAGCGCAGAAAAGACTGGACTGAAGCTAAGCGCAGACCGTCTGGGCGTCCAGGCTCAAATGGTTTATCAAGATTATAATCGTCAGCTCAATGCAGTCACAGATGAAACCTCTCGTCTGTCTATTATTGAACAGATGAAAAAAGACCCTCGTATTAATCAAGCAAAAAGAGAAGCGCTTTTAAAGGACGCAAATGAAGCAAAAACCCGCATCCGTGGTGAGAACCTTGAGTTTGGCTTGAAGGCAATTAATACAGCAGATATTCCTCTAACAGAAACCAAAGCTGTAGAAGATGCCATAATGAATGGTGGTGTCTATCAATTTACTGATGCCGGCGGCAACCAAACAGCGGTTGATTTTTCTGTTTTTAAAGAGAATGACAAAACGCCATTCTTAACGGCTCTTAATAGAAATCAAAAAGACTTAGAAGACACAGTAACGGATAACTTGCTGTTCAACCTGAGTGATGGGTTTGACCCAGCAAAGGGTACTGGCACTAACGTAAGCATGGTTGCGGAAATGTATTCTCCAGAGAATATGCAACTGCATGGAAAAACATTTGAACAGCTTGATGACATCACATTAGACTTCGCTAATCAGCTAGAAGAAAGCGTATCAAATGTCATTGCATCGGAAGATGTAACAGCCGATAACTTTCTTGAGCTACAATCACAGCTAGATTCTGCTGAAGCTGTCCTTAACGCGCAGCTTGCCGGCAGACCACCGCTTGCTACTAGAGGCGGCTCAGAAGGCGGCACGGCCCAAGGAATTGCTAGTAGCATCGCTAAAGCTAGGAAAAACTTAAAGGACTTGGCGCTTGAATCTAGCAAAGTTGCAAGTGGTTCCAGCGTTTTTGAACAAGGTAACTTTTATCTTGTTGCCGACAGTTTCACAAAACCAGAAACAAAAAAGATAGTTGATGCTGCAATGGCGAAACACGCAGATAATTTGCCAAAGCAGTTAAGTCTCCTATCAAAAAACGACCAAACTTATGCGCGGTTTCAAAACACTATTTCTAGAACATCTGGCCGTATAACAAATCCTAACTTTGACCCTCAGTCAGAGGAAGCTGTTGATGTCATGGCTGGAATTGAGCTGTTTAGAAATATGAAGCTTACCGGCGATAAGGTTGTGTTAAATCATGTGAATGAACAGGACAGGAAGGTACTTGAGTCTGTTTTGCTTCTTGAGTCACATTTCGGACTTGTTGGCGCTATAAGAACAGTTCAACAACAACGCGATGACATCGACATTGAGGCGTCTTACAAGCTCGTTAAAAAGCAAGTTGACTCTATAGTTGATGAAAAGTCTGCCGCATATTCTTGGTATGAGTATATTCCTGGCCTTGGTCGTGATGAGCAATTTACCGTTAAAGACAGTTCGGCAATTCGTAGCTATGTTGAGCGGTTATCCAAAGAATACATTGCTCTTGGTATTGTTCCTGAAGAGGCTGTTGCACTAGCTGCTCGTGATTATGGTATGTCACATAAACGTGTCCGCAATATTATGGTGCCAATAACACGGAACTTGCCGGATGACATAGAGGTCATGGCAACCGCAGCGGTTATGGCGGCGCACCTTCAGTATCCAGAGATTAATGAAAATTACGATACGCAAGAATTGTCTATTGGCAATATCGAAGGCAGCGTAGATAGATGGACGTTATTTGCAGACGGTGGCTACATAGTAATACTTAAGGATGGTAGGCCAGTTGAGTTCACAATGAAGGAGCTAGAGCAGTTTTCAGCGTCTGAACGTGCTGACAAGATGCTTATTCAAGAAGCCACCCGTGCGGACATCAACAAAACAAATGAGATTGAGCGGCAGTTTATAGAAGGCACAGGCCCGTTTGAAGGTCTTAGCCCATATGAAAAGCGTACTTTGCGTTTGCGCCTACTTAGCCCAGAACGCAGCTTTAGAATTACACCTGAAGAGATACGAGAAAAGTCAGAAGAGCTATCCCGCATGATTTCTGAAATTGATGGCGCTGGAGGCGCATAATGGAAGAGGAAGACTTTCTCGCTCCCGTCACTCCGGTTACAGCATTTGAGCGCCGTAAAGCCGAGATGGAGGCTGAAGCTGCCAAGCCTACTATTGGCGAGGCCATAAAAGCATCGGTCCAAGAAGACTGGATGATGTCGTGGGCGTTGCGTGACCGTGAAGAGTTTGCGCCAGACCCTGACTTTTATCTTGAGAAAGAAGATTATCAGAAGGCAGTCGCCGGCCTGCCAGAAGATTATCACGGGTTTGTTGAGGATGCGGTTAGTCCTGCTCATCTTAATGCTTTGCGTGAAGAAGCACTACAAACATACGAAAATGACAAGAAATTAGCCCAGCTTGGTTGGAAGGGCGTTGGGGTGCGATTTGGCGTGGCGTTGTCTGACCCTGGCGCTATTGGTCTTAGCATCGCTACAGAGGGCGTTGCGGCTCCGATGATATGGGGCAATAAACTAACACGTTTAGGCCGTGCGTTTAGAGGCGGCACAGCGGCGGCAACAACAAATGCGCTTGTTGAAAGCTACCTTGTTAGCCAGAACGCGGTCAAAGACCCTTATGACATTTTGTATTCAGCCAGTGCAGGACTTGTGCTTGGTGGCGGTATATCGTCATTTGGCAAGGCAGACACTGCTGACCCATTTGATGCGGCCCTGGGCAAGATAGCCAAAGATGCAGACACTGCGCAGCAGTATGAGGCAGTTACTGCTGTTAATAATAAAATTATGGGAGAGGGTTCTGGCGATGTTTTTGAGCGTTCAGTTGGCGCAGCAGAAAACCCATTTGATAGACCTATACAGGTAAGTGAACTGCGTGGTGATTTGGATGAGGCGCTTGATTTAAGCGGAGAAAGACAAGACCCAGCTTTCCCAAAGTTGCGTGGAGGGGCGCTTGGAGACATGGCCGGCTTTTTGCTTGGTTCAAAGCAGCCTACTGGGAACCTCATGGGAAGACTACTTCCAGAAGACCCCATCGGCTTTAGAAAAGACCCGACTCAGGTAATCCAGCCTAGCGCGGATTTGTTAAAGACAAACATCTTCAAGGCCACCCTCAATGACTATTATGATGTTGTGAACCCAGCCTATAAAGAGTGGGCTAAGTCAGAAGGCTTTACTGGTGTCACAGGATATTTCAAGCGCAGTATGAATTTGCCACGGCGTCAGTTTATGGAGCTTGTAGCTGATGCTATAGAAAAGCCAGATTTGCCATTTCACCCAGCAGTTCGCCGTGCAGCACAAAAGCAAGCAGAGTTGAAGCGTGACCTTTTGCGGCAAATGAAGGATGCAGGTGTAAGAGGCTCTGAGAATATCCCTGAAGACCTTACATATTTTACACATCTCTGGGATTCATTTAAGTTTGGCGAGGCCTCACATCGTTATGGCGATGATGTCGTTCAGAGCTTATTGGCTCGTGCATTAATTAATGGCACAGAAGAAATGAACGAAGATGCGGCAAATATGATTGCAAAACATATGTTGCTAAAAATTCGCAAAAGCGAAGCCGGTATGGACTCTGGTGCTGCAAGACTTTTCACCACAGACCAAAGAGAAACAATGCAGCAAATCTTGGTGGAAGAAGAGTTTATGACGCCAGAAGAAGCTGACCGGCTAATGGCTTTGTTTGAGAAAACGCCTGATGGTTCTCCGGCCCGTTTAAAGCGCCGTTTGCGTTTTGATATGGATGAAGCTAGACCAGCTTTCAATAAGCTGACAGGCCAAGAGGAAATATTTCGGCTAAAAGATTTGCAGGAGCGCGATGCTGAACAGGTCTTTACGTCTTATGTGGGCGGCATGGGTGGCAGAATAGCTCTTGCTCAAGTTGGCATTAAGGACCAAACGACATTCAATCAAATGTTAAGTCGCAATCTTGCGGAAGCGGAGTCAATGTTTGGCAACGCTGGAAAGAAAAGAGCGGAACAAGAAAATCTGGTAGCTCAGACAATTTACAATGCAATCATTAATAGACGTATGCCACTAGCGGCAGACCCGTCTGGTACTTACGCAAGGTCAACAAGGCTTCTCCAAGACTACAACTTTGCCCGACTTATGAACCAATTAGGCTTTGTGCAGATTGGTGAATTGGGAAATGCCTTGAGTATTGGAGGAGTGCGTGGGATTTTGCAAGCGGTTCCCGAAATACGCTCAATGCTACGGAGAGCGCGAGATGGCAAGATAGAAGACCCTGTAATCCGCGATGTTATTGCGGCCACAGGAATTAGCGCTGACAGAAACATCAACCAAGCAATGAATAGGGCTGACACTATAGGTGTATTCAGTGAAGGTCGTGGAGATTGGATTGATAAGGCACTGTTTTTCGCGGCTCCCATGAAGAGAATTACGTCAGACTTGTCGGGTGGGGCGCCTGTCACATTGACACTTGAAAGAATTGCGGCACGGGTAGCGGTCCAAACTTTAACTGACTTAGCCTTCAAATCACGCAAAATGTCGCGGCAACGCCTTGCCGGTTTGGGTATGAGCGAGGAAATGGCAGAGCGTGTTTATAATCAAATCCGTTCAAAAGCGATTACTCAGAAATCGTTGTTGTTCAAAAACTACAAGATAAAAGATATAAACGCAGCAAACTGGGATGACTTTGAAGCGCGGCATGTTTTCTTTGCGGCGGTGGCAAGAATGACTCGCCGTGGCATCCAACAAAACGATGTTGGTAACTTGAACTTGTACATGACATCTACTATGGGCCAAGTGCTAACTCAGTTTAGAACATTTATGCTTGTGTCTTGGTCTAAGCAATTTTTGCACAACATCAAAGCAAGAGATGTAAAAGCAATGCAAGCAATGCTTGGTTCTGTTGCATTTGCAAGCCTTGGTTATATGGCACAAGTACAAGCAAACGCACAATTCAGAGAAGATAAGGAAGAATATTTAAAAAAGATGCTTTCTGTTGATGCTCTGGCAAAGGCATCGTTCCAACGTAGTTCTTGGGCTTCTTTGTTCCCGTCACTTGTAGATACCGGCGGTGCGTTTTTTACTGATGACCCTGTGTTTGCCTATCGCTCAACCGGCCTAGACACAAATCTAATAACGGGCAACCCAACTGTTCAGTTAATATCTAAGGGATTATCAAGCGCACAGGCCGTATCACGTTCCCTGCTAAACCCTGACTTGCAGTTTTCGCAAGGCCAGCAACGAGCATTAAATACGCTTCTTCCTTGGCAGAACGCAATCGGTATCAAAAACGCACTAAACAAGTTGGTTGAACTAAGGCCAGAGTCAACGAAGGTAGAGTAGCAACGGGCCAACAAATAAGGTATAAAGGCTCTAAGGAGTAAGACATGACAGTAAGCAGCACCACCACACGGAACAGCTACACGGGCGATGGCTCGACCACTGTATTCGCGTACACATTCAAGATTTTCGATGATGATGACATCACGGTAATCTTACGCACGACTGCGACTGGCACAGAAACAGTCCAGACAAA